GGCGCTGGCGGGACGTCTCGACGACGAGTTTCGGAAATACGGGATCGCCCGAAAAAAGAGCGGCAAATGACGGCTCAGGTCCTGAGCTCGACGATCGGGATCTGCTGCCAGGCGTGTAGCCGGTAGGTCTCGATGGTCACCGCCATGTGGTCGGTGTCGAACCGCACCGGCACGTCGAACTCGAAGCCTGCGGTCAGAACCGCGCCGATTGCTGGCGCCGTCTGCAGCTTCAGAAGACCTGTGGTCACATCCACGTCAAAGTCGATGGTTTCGACAAGCGGTACGTCCGACAGCGCCACCCGGACGCTCCCTGCAACAGGCTTGGCGATCGGTCGCACATAGGTCTGCTCGCCCGACCGGTAGGTCTTGGCAAGCGGGAACTCCCGCCGCACCCCATCCCCGGTGCCGACGACCTGGTCCAGCGCCGTAACGGTCGCCGTTGCGGCGCAGCTGCGATAGTCCGCCCAGTCCTTCCAGCGGAACCCGAAGAGCTGCCCGCGCCGCGCCTCGAAGAAGGCGATCAGCGCCTCTACGTCCTCCAGGCTCCGCAAGCCCAGCCCAGCGTCATAGCGCCGGCGCGAATGGGCCCAGGGGCTGTTGCGCTCCTCGAACCCGTTGACCAGCGTGACGATCTCTGTCCGCCGTTCCGGCCCGCCGACCGAGCCGAAGCTCAGGCTCGCAGGAAACCGCACCTCGTGAAATCCCATTGGTCCCCTCACCGGTTCCGCTGCCCGCGCGACAGCGCGCGCGAGGCTTGTGCGGCGATCTGGCTCTGGCTGCGGCGAAAGCCGTCGACGTCCGGCGTGGTGATGTTCATCACCACGGTCACCGGCCGGGCCGCACCCCCGCCCTGCACGCCCAGCCGCCCGTCGGCGCCGCGCGCCAGCGGGAGGATCGCTTCCGGTCCCGCCTCGCCCATCAGCCCGGTGCCACCCCGCATCGGAAAGGCCGTTGCCCCGCTCACCACACCGCCCGAGGCAAACGGCACCACCCGTCCCTGCGTGAATGCCCCGCCCTTGGAAAAGGGCATCAGACCGGAGGTCAACGCATTGATCCCATTGGCCAGAAAGCCACCCAAGGCGCTCTGTACCGGCCGCAGGGCCACGTTGTAGACCGAGTTCACGATCGATTGACCCAGCCCCTTCAGTGCGTCCGACAGCCGCATCCCGTCGAACACGAGCCCGTCGAACGCTCGCCGCAGGCCGCCGCCGATACCCGTGGACAGGGTGTTCACCTCGCGCGAGGTGAACACCATGCTATCCCGCATCCGCGCCAGTTCACCCTCGAACCCCGCCACCACGCCTGTCGCCTGCCCGACCGCGATCTCCAGGCTCGCGATCTGCGCTTCGATCTCTTCAAGGTCAGCCATGGTCCCCACCTTTCCCCACTCGATCCGGATAGGCCGCCGCAAGTTCCTCGAGCCGCGCCCGCGTCAGCGGTGGCGCAGCCCCCTCCAGACCCAGCATCAGCCGCAGCTCCGCGGGCGTCAGCCGCCAGAACGCCTCGGGCGCAAGCTTCAGGCCCAAGAGCCCGGCCCGCATCAGCCCCGGCCAGTCGATTCCGCTCACGTCCCGAACGCCCGAACCAGAAGCTGCGCGGCAACCCGCGCCGCCTCCGCCGGACCGCCCCCGATGTCGACGGTGCGAAGGTCCTCGGCCGTTCCCTGCCAGCCGCCGCCCCGCAGTCCAGCGACGACGAGCGCGAGCACGTCCCGCGCCGAATACGCGCCGCGTTCGAAGCGCTCAACCATCTCCACCAGCGACCCGGTCGCGAGCGCCGCCTCCAACTCCGCCAGCGCCCCCAGCGTCAGCTTTGCGACATGCCGCTGCCCGTCGAGCAGCAGCGCCACCTCGCCCGCCCACGGGTTCGCCATCAGAGCGCCGTGAACGTGAGGACCCCGGCCGACGCCATGGTCATCTCGTAGGTCGCCTCGCCGTTGTGGCTGCCCGCATATTCCAGCGCCGTGATCTGGAACGGGCCCTGCACCACCCCGAACGACGGGATGACGACCTGGAACGCCGGCACCTCTCCGTCGAAGAAAATCTGCCGCGCCCGCGCATCGGTCGCCTCGTCGCGAAAGACGCCGGAGCCGGAGATCGTCGCCGATTTCACGCCCGCGCCAGCCAGCAACTCGCGCCAGCCTCCCTGGCTTTCCAGTGAGGTCACGTCCACGCTCTCGGCGTTGAAGCTGATGCGCTGCGCGCGTAGCCCAGCCACTGTCTCGAACAGACCGCCGCCGGTCATGTCCACCTTCACCAGCACATCCTTGCCGCTCTGCACCGCCATCTCGTCTCTCCGTTGAAGGCCCGCTCAGGGCGCGTCAGAGTGCCACCCGGGCACGGAATTCCATGTCGATCCGCCTTGCTTCACCCGCCTCAAGCCGCCGGGCGACCGCGCGGCGGAAGTGGAGCGCGACCAGCGCCCCGCGAGACAGGCTCAGAGACGCCCCGACCAGCCGGTCCGAGACCTTCACCGCCACAGCCTTGGCCGCGGCAAAACCCTCGGCATCGGTGATGACGCTCACCGTCAGCCGATGCTCCGACCCGCCGCCGGTCTGATCCGACCGGTCCAGCGCCTCCTCGGGACCAAGCAGGACGAAGGTCCCCTTCCCGCCACCCTTCGGCAGGGCATCGACCACCGGCACGCCCGCCAGTGCGGGGTCGGTTGCCAGCCGCTGGAAGATCGCGGCCTGCAGGGCCGCCGAACCGGCATAGCTCATTGCGGCTCCTCCTCCCGCGCGGTGCAGACCAGGTAGCGCCCGTCCGGATCGCGCTCCGTCACCGCCAGGATTGTGAAGGCGCGCGACCCGTCCCGGAACCGCTGCCCGGGAACAGGGCGCGACGGTGCACCGACCGCCGATCCCCGAACCGTGATGCGGAACGGGATCGTGGCCTGCAGAACCTCTTCGCCTTCGGTCTCGCGGCCCGACCCGGGCACTACGTCTGCCCAGTGCCGGCCCTGCACCGCCCAGGTCCGCACATATCCGCCCGACCCATCGGCGGCGTCGACGGCCGCTTCGAGCACCAGCCAGCGTCTTAACTTGGGGCGGCTCATGACTGTCCCCCGCCAAGCACCCGCACCGTGCGCCAGCGCGAGATCAGCGCGTTCACCGCAGCCGGGAACCCGCCGCCCTCGCGAAGACCGGCCTCATGGCGGGCCTCGTAGTATTCCGCCGCCAGCAGAAACACGGCCTGGCCCAGGTCCTTCGGCACCCCCGCCCAGGCTCCGAATCCGGCATCGAAGACGACCTCGGCGCGCCCGCCATCCGGCACCATCGGCAAGAGAAGCCCCTTCGCCGCCAGCTTCGGCCGGTGCGTGTCCTGCACCAGCCGGTAGCGCGACGGATCGACCGTGGTCACCGTGCCGGCCCCGTCCACCAGCGAGACGGAGATGACATCTGCCACCGGCGCGCAGGGCAAAGCCTGCGCATCGCGGTCGCGCCAGTCCTCCAGCGTCCAGAGAAAGCGACGCGTCACCAGCATCTTCGCCGTGCGTCCCTCCACTGCCGCGATCGCGGCGCGGAGATAGCCCTCCAGCAAGGCATCCTGAAACGTGTCGTCCGCAAACCCCGACCCCAGCCGCAGATGCGCCTTGAGCTCGGCCACCGGCAGCGCCGCGCCCGGCACCGCCGCCTGTTCCACCAGCATCATGTCCCTCTCCCTCCGCCGCATGGGCGCGCGCCCCCCGCACCGCTCGGTCGGAGGAGTGTGCTAGACGGCACGGGACGGGGTTGCCCCCGACGCGCGCCCACCGTCCCGGTCCCGGCGAACGCGGCCAGGACCGGAAGACTTGCCGCACTCAGGTGGTGGCAACCCGCAGCAGCTTGATCGCGGCAAAGTCGGTCACCTCACCGCCGACGCGCTTGGTGGCGTAGAACAGGACGTGCGGCTTGGCCGAGAACGGGTCGCGAAGGATGCGAAGGTCCGGGCGCTCGGCGATCGTGTAGCCCGCGCGGAAGTCGCCGAAAGCGATGGCAAACGCGTTGGCTGCGACGTCCGGCATGTCCTCGGCGATCAGCACGGGGTAACCCATCAGCCGCGGCGGTTCACCGGCCTGCAGCCCGTCCGACCACAGGAACCGGCCGTCCGCGTCCTTCATCTTTCGTACCGCACCTGCGGTCTTCGAGTTCATCACGAAGGTCGCGTTCGCGCGGTAGTCCGCACCCAGGGCGTAGACCAGGTTGACGATGCAGTCGGCCTGGTTCGTGGCAGGGAAGTCGGCCGCCGCACCCGTCGGCACATAGCCGAGGTTGCCCCAGGTCCAACTCGCGTTCGCCACCTTCGTGGGCAGCAGAATGCCCTTGGGCTTGTCCACCCCGTCCCCGTTGACGAAGGCCGCCGCCTCCGCGCGGATGAACCGCGTCGCGATCTTGCCCGCGAGCCAGCCCTCGACGTCGAAGGCCGAGTCGTCGAGGAGCCGCTGCGACGCCTTGGGCATCGCCGACAGTTCGTGCAGCTTGATCGAGATGCGCTCGATCAGCGGCGTCGCCGTCTCCGCCTGGCTACCGGTCTCGGTCGCCCAGCCCGAGCCCACTTCGGACCGGTCGATCAGCACGTCGAAAGAGCTGGCATCGACCTGCACGACCCCGGCGATGGAGCGGATAGACGAGGTGCCGACCATCATCGACCGGATCGTATCGGCGGTCTGCGGATCGATCAGGTAGCCGCCGTCGGCGGCGACAGTGGTCGAAAGCGCCTTGCCCTCCAGGGTCAGTCCGCGCAGCGCATCATCGGCGCCGGTGCGCAGGTAGGCATCGAAGGCCTTCTGGTGGGGAGCCTCGTGGTCGGCCTGGGCCGCCAGCGCGGGGCGCGCGTAGGTGGTCTTGGTCAGCATGGTCATGCGCTCATCCTGTTGTTTCAACGCCGTCTTCACTTCGCCCTGGAAAAGATTGAACTCCTTCAGGAATCCGGTCATTGCGGCCATCACGTCCGCCCCCGGATGCGGGCTTTCGGCGGGCAAGCCGCTCCCGGCCCGAGCCTTGCTCTCGGTCATCATTTCACCCTTCTGAGGATGGTTCGTGAGGCCGCGCTACCGCGCCGCCAATGCCCGGCGGGCGGCGTCCAGTGCCCCCGCCAGTTCGGCGAGGATGGGCAAGGGCACATCCCCCTTGGCCGCCACCCGCGCCTCCGGAAGCATGGGGAATGTCACCAGCGACACTTCCCACAGCTCCAGTTCCGTCAGTTTCCGCTCGCCCGGCGCGCCCTTCTCGGCCCTGACCGTCCGATAGCCGATCGACAGTCCGTCGATGGCCCCGGCCTTCAACAGCGCCGCCGCCTCCGCACCCTTGGCCACCTCGGTCAGGATGCGGCCCCTGACCCACAGGCCATGACCGTCCTCACGCACCTCGTCCCAGACGCCGATCGGCTCACGCGGGTCGTGCTGCCACAACATCTTCACGCGCCTCCCGGTGGCAGCCAGCGCCGCCAGCGAGGCCGCGTAGGCCCCCGCCAGAACGGTGTCTCCGCCCTGGTCACGTTTGCCGAAGACCGAGGCATAGCCCTCGACCACCGCGCCCTCGACCGTCAGACCCGTCTCCGGCCGATGGAACTTCCGCTCCGGTGCACCGAAATCCTGCATGTCCTCACCTCACCGCGAAAAGGATGGTCTCCGCCGCCTGCGCCAGCAGAAAGGCCGCAAGCCCGTAAACCCCGACCCAGATGCGCTTCTCCAGCCGCTCCAGCCCCGCCTCGATCTGGCTCAGCCGGTATTCCAGCCCCGCCCACCGTTCCGTCTGCACCCGCTCGTTGGCATCGACCCGCGCCGCCGTCGCGTCGAAACTGTCGTACAGGAAGCGCGACCCGCCCTGCCCCCGTACCGTCATTCCGCCACCTGCGCCGGCAGACCCAGAAGGATGCGCCGCTCGGCATCGCTCAGGAAACCTGCCGCCGCGATCCGCGCCCAGGCCGCGTCGCGCTCGGCCGACAGCGCCGGAACCTGGTCGAGGTCCACCCGGAATTCCACCGCCTCGCCGGCAAAGGCACCCAGCCAGTGCGACAGGTCGGCCAGCACTTTCTGCGCCAGCGGGATGACCGTAAGCCGGTAGAACGCGCGGTGCGCCTCGGCATAGTTGGCGTAGGTTGCATCGCCGGGGACGCCCAGCAGCATCGGCGGCACGCCGAAGGCCATCGCAATCTCCCGCGCGGCGGCTTCCTTGGTCTTCTGGAACTCCATGTCACTGGGCGAGAACCCCATCGGCTTCCAGTCGAGCCCGCCTTCCAGCAGCATCGGCCGCCCGGCGTTGCGCGCCCCCTGGTGATGCGCCTCCATCTCGGCCACCAGCCGGTCGTATTGGTCCTGGCTCAGCGTCCCCTGCCCTTCCGCCTTGACCACGATGGCGCCCGAGGGCCGCGCGGCGTTGTCCAGAAGCGCCTTCGACCAGGCGCTGGCCGCGTTGTGGACATCGACCGCCGCCGCCGCTGCCTGCAGCGGCGACAGACCATAGTGATCGTCCAGCGGATGGAACGCCCGCAGATGGCAGACCGGCCGCACCGGGCCGGATACGTCGAACCGGTGCCTGCGGCTCCCGACCGTATAGTCATAGGCTATGGGCCAGCCGTCGATCCCCGGCACCAGCGCCATCCGGTCCGAACGCAGCACATGCAGCTCCCCGGGCACCGGACCCGCACCCGGCACGGCCTCGACATAGGCGTTCCCGGTCAGCAGCAGGTAGCCATAGAGCGCTTCCAGCAGCTCCGCCCGGCCCTGCGCCGGGTTCGGCCGCGCCAGCAGCGACAAGAGCGGATGCACCTCGTAACGCCGCGCCGCATCCTGCAGCACCAGCGGCAGCGCCGCCGCCGCCTCGGCGATCAGGTTCACCGCGCGGAACGCGACCGGGTTGCCCTGATAGCCCGACTTCACCAGCGACACCGTGTCGCGCGGCGACCAGGCCACCCGGCCGGAGGAACCCCAGGCCACCACCCGTCCCGCGGCCGAGGCCTTTACCTCTGTCACCGGCGCCGTTCTACGCCGCAGAAAATCGAACACCATCGCCTGTCCCCTGCCCATGTCCCATCGCCCCGCGCGCCGCAGGGATCGTCAGCGTCGCGCCCGCGCGGAGCGCGCGCTTCAGACCGCCCGCACCCGCGGGTTGCGCACCAGCCCTGCCGGCCCCACGATCAGCTCCGTCAGCGCCCAGACCAGCGCATCCAGCCGGTCGGGCGAGCCGCGCCCGCTCCAGCCCTGCACCGTCATCTGCGCCATCTGGTCCTCCAGCGCCCCCAGGCCCGGCGCGTGCTGGACGCGCCCCTGCTCGTAGAGCGCCGCCACCGGCTCCGCCCGGACATGCTTGCCGCGCGTCGCATTCACCAGGCGCAACGGGCACAAGGGATCGACGGCGCGGATCACGCTCGACACCATCGCCCCGCCCATGTTGGCCTCGGCAACAAGACGGTCCGCCCCGTGCCGGTCCATCGCCGCAATCGCGGCGCGCGCCCAAGCCTCGGGACTCACCCCTTGCACCGTCGCATCCTCCAGAACCACCGCGCGCCAGTCCTGCGGGGGCCCGCGAAGGTCCGCGCCCACGACGACGATCCCGCAGGCATCCGATTGCGCCTTGGTCCCGCCCGGCGGGTCCACGGCGACGACGACCCGCGTCGGCGCCACCGCCGGCACCTCCCGCGCCCCGGCGATCATCGCCCCCGACCACAGCGCGCCCGCCACGTCCTCGACCAGCTCGCCGTCCAGTTCCTGCCGCCCGGTCCGCGTGTCGCCGTATCGGCCATAGATCTCGGCCAGGAAACTCTCCGCCAGATAGGCGCGGTTGGCCTCCGTCGGCGCGTGGGTCAGCACCGTCGAGGGCAGCTTCAGGATCGATTTCAGCACCCGCACGTTGCGCGGGGTCGTGGTCACCACCTGCCGCGGATGCCGGCCCAGCCGCAGCGCGAACTGAAGCTGATCCCAGGCCTCCTCCGCCTTCTTCCACTTGGCAAGCTCGTCGACCCAGGCCGCATCGAACTGCGGCCCCCGCAGCGCGTCCGGCTCGTGGCCCGAAAAGACCTGTGCCACCGCCCCGTTCGGCCAGACGAGCCGTTTGCGCGCCGCCTCCCAGACCGGCCGCCGGTCGGGGGGAGAGCAGGCAAGGATGCCGCTCTCCCCCATCACCATCACTTCGCGCGCCTGTTCGATGGTCTCACCCACCAGCGCCACCCTTTGCGACCGGCCGGGTGCCGCCGGCGTCGGCCCCTCGACCTCCGACCGCACCCATTCCGCCCCGGCGCGGGTCTTGCCCGCGCCGCGGCCGCCCATGATCACCCAGGTCCGCCATGCGCCCTCCGGCGGAAGCTGGTGCGGCAGCGCCCAGAACTCGAAGAGCCAGGGCAGGGACAGAAGCGCGTTCTCCGACAGCCCGGAGAGGAACGCATCAATGTCCTGCGGCGCCGCGCAGGCAAGCCAGCCTGCGCCCGATCTCGTCGCGCGCAGCATGGATGTCGAGTACGCGGTCGGCGACCACGCCGGTTGAGTGTTTGACGAGCTTGTCAAAGCGCCCTCTCTCTTCCTGAACAAGCTGGAACGCGGCATGGAGGTCCCTGACCGTCTGCACGACCGTCCTGATCTCCCCGAACCGCCCCTCTCGCATCTCCACCGGTCCGCGGGTCGCCGGTTCGGCTGCGTCCCCGCCGTGCTCCTCCCGCTCCCCCGGCGGACCAGCCGGCAGGCCTTCGTCGTCCCAAACCGTTTCCGTCATTGCCCCGTCCGCGTCTCATGCCTGTCCGCACGAGCGAAAAGGAAAGGCGGCCCGCGGGGTCACCCCCGGGCCGCCTGCCCACTTCTCCTAGCATGTCACGATCTATAGCTTCGACCGCCCGCCGGGTCAAGAAGAAAATTGATCTATCACAACAGCTTAGCGTGCGGCGCGGTAAGGTCCTGTTAACCACGCGCCGCGGCCATCCGCACCCTTCGCGAAACCCGCAACTTGCGCTAGCATGAAAATGCAGCAATCGACCCGGGAACCGCCGCCATGCGCCGCTGGCTCATCGCGCTTGCCGCGCTCGGGGCGCTGGCCATCGCGGCGGCGGCCGTCTCGCCCTGGCCCGGCGTCGTCCTGATCCGGGCGATCTTCGACCGGGGCGCCGCGGCCGCTGCGGCCGCTCTCGCCCCGCTCGTCCCGGTCGAGGTCGCCAGCACCACACATACCTACGACCCGGCCGACCCGGACGCCGTGCTCGACATCCATCGCCCGCCCGCCCCCCGACAGGGCGGGCCGCTGGTAGTCTGGATTCACGGCGGCGGATTCGTCTCCGGCCGACGGGGCGACCTCGACGCCTATACCCGCATCCTGTCCGGACGCGGCTTCACCGTCGTCAACCTCGACTACACGATCGCCCCAGAGGCCACCTACCCGACCCCCATCCGCCAGGCGAACACCGCGCTGGCCTGGCTCCAGGCCAATGCGGCCGACCTCGGAATCGACCCCTCAAAGATCGTCCTCGCCGGCGACAGCGCCGGCGCCCAGATCGCCGCCCAGACGGCCGCCATCGTCACCAATCCGGATTATGCGAGCCGCCTCGGCATCGCCCCCGGGATCACGCCGGACCGCCTCGCGGGAGCGCTCCTCTTCTGCGGCGTGTACGACATTTCCGGCATGGGGGGCAAAGGCCTGCTTGGCTGGTTCGTGCACACCACGGCCTGGGCCTACAGCGGCACCCGGTCCTGGCGGACGGACCCGGATTTCGCCACCATGTCGGTCACCCCCTGGCTGACCCCCGCCTTTCCCCCGGCCTTCATCAGCGCCGGCAATGCCGACCCGCTCGCGCCCCAGTCCGTCGCGCTGGCCGCGGCGATCAGGGCCCTTGGCATACCCGCCGACACGCTGTTCTTCCCGCCCGGCTACACGCCGCCACTCGCCCACGAATACCAGTTCGACCTGTCCACACCCGCCGGCCGCGATGCGCTTGCGCGGGCGATTGCCTGGCTCGAAGCCCTGTAGCCTCTACTCGCCCTGAACCCCCGTCGCGCCCTCCTCGCCCCGCTGCGCCTCGATCTCGCGCCAGCGGGCCACGTTCTCGTTGTGGTCGGCGAGGTTGGCGGCAAAGGCATGACCCCCCGTCCCGTCCGCCACGAAGAACAGGAAGTCCGTCCTGTCCGGGTCCACCGCCGCGGCGATGGCGGCACGGCCCGGCAGGGCGATCGGCGTCGGCGGCAGCCCGTCGATCACATAGGTGTTGTAGGGCGTCTCCCGCCGCAGCTCGGACTGCCGCAGGCCCCGTCCGAGCGGCCCCTGCCCGGCGGTGATGCCATAGATCACTGTCGGGTCCGTCTGCAGCCGCATCCCTGAATTCAGGCGGTTGACGAAGACCGAGGCCACGCGCCCGCGCTCGTCGGGAACCGCCGTCTCCTTCTCGATGATCGAGGCCATGATCAGCGCTTCCTCGGGTGTCGCATAGGGCAGACCCTCCAACCGCCCGGCCCAGAGTTCCGCCAGAATCGCCGACTGCCGCTCCGACATCTGCGCGACAAGCTGCGCGCGGTCGCCCCCGCGCGCCACCTCATAGCTGTCGGGCGCCAGCGTTCCCTCAGGCGGAACGGCGGCGATCGTGCCCTGCAGGAACTCGGCCTTCTTCAGACCCTCGACCACCATCCAGGCCGTCGTCCCCTCCGCGACCGTCACCCGGTAGCGCAGGTCCGCCCGCTCCGTTGCCGCTACATATTCCGGCGGCGGCGCGGTCCCGGCATCGAACTCCGCCACCGCGATGAACCGCTGCGTGGCGGGATCGAGCTCGCGAAGGACCACATCGGCCACCGTCACGCCGATGCGGAAATTCACCTCCATGCCGCAGGTCGATTGCCCACCCGCGGTCAGGATGTCCAGCACCTGCGCCATCGAGGCGCCCGGCGGCACCAGGTAGGAGCCGAACTTGAGGTCCTCCGACCGCCCCGCATAGTCGGCCGCGATCCGGAAGATGCGTGCGTCGCGGATGATGCCGTCCCCCTCCAGCGACCGGCTCACCGCACTCATCGACGCGCCCTGCTCCACCTGCACGCAGGCGGTATCAGCCAGGGGCCCCTGTCCGACATAGACCTCGCGCCCCCAGGCCAGGAACCCCGCCGCGATCACCAGGACCAGGACAAAGACCGTCAGCGCATTGGAGGCGAGCGCCTTCCACATCAGGCCATCCGCCCCAGGACCA